GTAATTTCCCAATCTATCTTAACTCTTTCAAGCGATTTTAAGCCTGTCCACGACATTATATTATTGTCGGTAGTCATAACACCCTCAAAGGGTATAGAGTAGGTGTAGAGCCTCCCTAATTGCGTCTGACCGCCTGACTGTGTTGTCTTGCACGTTCCTAGAAAGGAAATCTGCTCTGATCTACTAACAGAGGTTAAACAACCTACTGGCATATTGTTTATAAATAGCATCATGGTCCTGCTTTTACAGTTACTCTAGTTGTAGCTCCGTAGTCAGGCACTAACGTATAATCCAAAGCAATCTCGTCATCTACTATCCTACCTAAAACTGCTTTACAAATATTCTGCTGCAAGTCATAGTTAAGCGATAAATTCATAAAATAACCCTCTATTAAATTAATTGACCACCTCTGCAAAGGATTAAAATATCCAAATATAGATCCCTCAAATCTAACAAATGGTCCTGCGTAAAGCCTTTGTTTTTCTTCAACTGCTATTCTTAAAAATGCTTTGCTAGATTCATAAGGCTGAGCCAAAATGCTTTCAGCTATTCCTCTGCGATTCCATAAACTTGTTAGCGTCGTTTGGTTTGCTTGATAAATTCCGCTTAGATATAAATTTGATGTTGTATCGCCATTAAACAGATTAACAGTTTCTGGCACAAAAGTAAACTTGCCTGTTTGTGTAGCCGTATGCATTTCACCAATAGGATCTTCCGTTCCTATGTTTGGAATTATACTTGCTGATCTATAAGTAATAAATAAATCAATAGATGGAGGTATTAAGTCCTCACGTGCTTCGTATAGTCTAATAGTTAGGTTTCCTGTAATTGGCGCTCTACGTGCAGTAATACTCATAGCGCCCTCATAGTATTGTAAAGTCAAGCCGTTTATCTTTGTATCATTAACTCCCCATTCGCCAGTCTGGTCTAAATACCATGTTGTTAATCCATCAGTTAACATAACTCTTGCGCTTGGTCCATCTGATATATAGTTATAATAGCTCATCTTAAAAACAACCATATCGCCCTCTGTAATTGGCGCAGGTGTAATGTTTTCAATATACTCATAAGGACCAGGAGATGCAGTTACATTGCCCAATTTAGCGCCACCGCCTGAATCTTCTGTAAGTGGTAATAAAACATTACTCTTTGCCCAATCTGTAAAAGTTATGCCATTCCATCCAACAAATTCTGGATTTACAATCAAAGAGGTTACAAAACCATAAAGAAATGACATTGACGCATTTTTGTACGGTCTGTCAATCATTTTCATCTGATCTGTATTGATATGGAAATAAGGAGCTGCAATTACGCCCTCACTTTCGCCACCTAAAACTAAATCTAAATTCTCTGTCAATGTAGATTGATCATAAACCCTATAACCCTCTAAATATCTTCTAAAAGTCAAACTGCCATCAACGGCTAACTCCGTTGGTCTATAAATAAACCATTCGCCAGAACTTTGTACTAATACGGCAGTCCATAACTCTAAAACAGATCTAAGAACCTCCTCGCAACTCATAGGATTAAACTGGTCATCCTTTAAAAACCGTTCACTATTTACATAGCATTGATCTAGCGGATCGTATGTATCGCCTTGCGTCATGCTATCTTCAAAGATATTAACGCAAGTATTTAGATACAATGCAGGTGCTTCTAACCTTACCAAACAAGCCTGTATGACTTCTATAAAAGTTTGTTTACCTAGATAGAAATTTCCATCATTCTGTACATAGGACAGATTTTTTAGCAACCCTATTCCATCAACCGCATTAACAGAGATAACATAAGGCGGAAATGTAAAAGACTCCTGACATCCATCTGGAATAATAAAGCCTTGCCAGATTAAATCCTCAAAGCCTCCAGGACTAACATAACAAACACCATTTGCATTTGCATAGGCTTGTCCCTCTGCCGAAAATCCGCTATCAGCATCTGCTAGAGCCTGAGCTGCTGCTTGACTTGTCACGCTATTGTAATTTTTAGTAAAGACCTCTAAAGAACCCTCACCAGATGCGCATGATGTTTCAAATACCGCTGAACGGATTGCCGTATAGGTTGTTGCTGAATATGTAGTGTAGGCTTCTATAAATATGTCAGTTGTTGGCACTAAGCTAACATCTATTGAAAACGGATAGGTAGTTGTTCTTTGTGTAGGCAGTCCGGTAATCTCTAAATTCATTCCCGGTATGCCACCTGCTGATGGTCCTGCTGCAAAAGGTTTTATTAAAACAGTATCGCCTTGATTTATCTCAAATGAGCCTGATGCGGTAGTAAACTGTAAAACCTCGCTAACCCCATTGACAAATATCTCTAAATCCATCTCCGCAGCCACCTCACTCATGTCCCAGTTAACAGTCAATTTGCATGGCTTTTCTTTACGATAAATTTGTACCATGAACTCCCTTTCGTTCTCAGTATATAAGTCCTCTAATTCAAAGTCCTCAGTTGCTATTAGATTTAACGTACACTCAGAACCGATAATAGGCTCTAGCTTATTACTTGATGTATTCTGATAGTTTATTTGTATAGGATTTTGCTGAGCCTGTATCTCTGTGGATGCACCTGCATAATCTAACTGCGATATACTGCATAAGTATTCATCTGGAAAGCAATCGACTTGCCGAGTATCTCTGTCGCTATAAAACGTAAAATAATATTTTTGACTGTAACTCATGGTCCAAACCTTTGTAATTTAGCACCTGCTCTGTTTAACACACCAATTAAGTTAGTACCTGAAATCTCAAATACAACTCTGCCACCGCCAAAGTCCTGAGCCGATCCTGCTGCACTTGTACTGATAGTTGATGATGCCTGTGGAATAGGTGCTTGTTTTTTCTTTTTAAATAGATTAGCAATTAATGCAACTGCTGCTATACCTGCTAAGATAGGTAGTAATGGACTAGCAGCAGCAGCCGGAGCTAATGCAGCTGCCGTACCTCCTGCAACCGCCGTAGTACCTGCTGCAACCGCTGCCGTAGTACCTGCAACTGCAACTGGCGCTGCAACCGCTGCAACCGCAGTTGGCGCTGCTACTTTTTTAACTATACCTAATAATGCACCTATACCTGATATCAATGGAGTTGCACCTTTTTTACTTTCACCACCTTTAGATCCTAATAGATTTAAAACTCCTTGAGTAGCCTCATTAGCTAATACTGATAAAAACGTATTTTTAATTGCTTGACCTAAAGCTGCAATTGCCTGACCTAAACTATCAAATGAAAACTTACCTTGCATTAAAATATCATCAAAGAAAGTTTTAAATGAGCTTCCAATTTGAGGCAATATCTCGCTTTGTAAAATAACTTTAAATTTTTTAAATGGACTTAATAAGGACTGAACATTAGCTTGATCTTGCTTTTCAAATAATTTAGCAAAAGGATTTGTTTCTTCTATTAATGCATCAAGTCCTGCAAATTCCTTTTCAATAGCTAACTTTTCAGCTTCAATGTTTCTTGTAAAACCATCTATAACTAGTTTACCTGCAAATGCTTGAGCTTGTACTCTTATTTCAGCCTGAGTTTTAGCTGATTCTTTTGCTAATTTTGCAGCTTCAGCAGCAGCCTTTTTTTCCGCAGCTAAATTTATTTTTGCAGGTGTGCCCTTTTTTAATTCATTTTCAAAAGCAGTCCTGCCCTCTTTTAAGGCTTTTATTCCTTCTTCATAAGTTGTTTTTATCCCTACTAATCCTTGCGGAGCAAACATTTTAAAATCAGCAATCATAGCATTGCCTTGTTTTTGCAGGGTTGCTATTGCAGTACCAAAATCAGAAGTGCTTTTTGCACCTGCTAATGCTCCGCTTACAAATTTAGTAACCTCAGTATCAGCTTGTTTAATAGCATAAATAGCTTTTTCTGTAGATGTTGAACCTTTTTCTGCAAAAGGATTTATTGCTCTATTTAATTTTTCGCCCCAATCTGATTCAAGTTTAAATTTTGATACTGTATTTAAGGATTTATTAAAATCTGTAACTTTATTAATTGCTTGACTTATTAAATCAATAGCGCTAGTAAACACTCCAGAAGTATTGCTTCCAACTGATACAAGCATTTGATCCCAACTATCGCCTAAGTTTGAAATCTTACCTGTTAATGTTTCAGATATAACTGCCATAGATCCAGATACACCCTCAGCATTACCTAAAGATGTAACATAGTTTCTAATAGCCTCAGATGATTTATCTACTATGGTTTGAACTCCTTTAAATGTAAAAATTACTTTATCACCAGAATCCTGTGCTCTAACTCCAAACTCTTTTAGTCTTTCAAATTCACCAGTTTGTGCATCTAATATTGCCTCTGCTAATTGATTAAATGATTTACCTGTGCTTGATGCCAAATCTCCTAGACTTCGCATTTCATCTCCCGTAGGTTTAAATCCTTGATTAGCTAACTTAATAAAGGAATCAGTTAATTCATTTACGCTAAATGGAGTTTTAGCTGCAAAATCTGAAATTTCTTTCAATTTTAATTTTGCTAAAGCATTAGAGCCTAAAGTATTACCTAGAACTGCACCAAACTTTTCAAACTCAGCCGTTACTGCTAATACCTCTTTCCCAAAACTTACAAAAGCACCTACACTAAAAGCACCTGCAAAAGCAAGTCCTACGCTTTTAAATGTACTACTAGCAGTAGATGAAAAACTTTTTAAATCTGTTTCAGCAGTATTAGTAAATCCTTTTAATTTTTTTTGATAGAACCAATTGAAAAAATCTAGGATGTTGTCCACCAAAAACGCTGAAACCATCATCAAAAGAAAGAT